TCAAAGATATTGATATGGTTGCGTACGGTGAACCACAAATTGTAAAGTTTGGTCATTCTGGCAAAGAGGGATACACTCTAGTTCAGCTTATTGAGACCAGCAACATTTGCGTGCACTTTGTCGATGAAGACAACACTGCTTACTTCGACATCTTCTCGTGCAAGACATATGACAATGACGTTGTTATCGGTCTTGTTAAAAAGTATTTCGGTACAAATAAAACATCAGTGCGAACAACTTATCTAACTCGTCAAGCTTAATTGTTATTTGGAGTATTTTATGCCTATTGCGATTGATAATCTATCTGGCAATGCAAAGGGTGGGACCGAGTTGATGAAGCAAAGACTTGCCGATCAACTCGATCCTGCTCTTCTAAACGAGGTTCAGCTATTTGTTTCTCGCGTCCATGAACCTCTAGACGAATCAAAGATTCGCATCTTTTGGGCGCATGATCTTCCAGGAGATCCCGAATCAGAATTTCTTCACAATGGTGGTTGGGAGAAATTTCACCGTATTGTGTTTGTTTCTAATTGGCAGATGCAAGCGTATATTAATTATTATAAAATTCCTTGGTCTAAGTGCATGGTTCTTCAGAACGCTATTGAGCCAATCGAAGAGCATGAGAAGCCAACAGACAAGATCAATCTAATTTACTACTCAACTCCTCATCGTGGGTTGAATCTGCTGCTTCCTGTTTTTGAACGTATCGCTCAAGAACATGATAACGTAGAGCTAAATATTTTCTCCAGCTTCGGTCTTTATGGCTGGGAACAACGCGATGAACAATACAAGCACCTGTTTGAACGAGCAAAGGCTCATCCTAAAATCAATTACAATGGTGCTGTTTCTAACGAAGTTATTCGAGAGGAACTAAAGAAGTCACACATTCTTGCTTATCCAAACACTTGGCCAGAAACAGCGTGTTTGGTTCTTATGGAAGCAATGTCAGCGGGACTTATTACAGTACATCCAAATTATGCGGCATTGCCTGAAACTGCAGCAAATTGGTCTGTAATGTATCAATGGAACGAAGATCCAGCAAAACATGCTGGTGTTTTCTACCAAGCACTAAAGTCATCAATTGAAAATTTCTGGGATGAAGGTATTCAATCAAGGTTAGCATCTCAGCGATCCTACGCAAACGTTTTTTATAATTGGAACATTAGGATTCACCAGTGGGATGCTTTTATCAGGAGCATCATGCATGAGCCAAGAGAACTATTGGGATCGAGCCAGCAAAATGTCTTCCATTATAAAACATAACGTAGACAGCTGGTCAAAATATGACTTGCTAAAATTTTATGAAGAGCTTATAATTAGGTTGGACGCACTATCTAGCAGTCACGATATCGCTGCTGAAGATATTGACAATATTGATGTTGTTCGATTAAATATCGAAAAGCTTTTCATGAGTGAAAAAGACAATGGCGAGAAAATCTAAACTTATTAGAACACCAAAATCTGTTGATGAAAAATATTTTGGTCCAGAGCCAGGGATGATCGAGGACGTTCGAGAGAACGATCCTCGGCTTTCTGCAGCATATAACTGGTATAATTATTTTTATGACGTTTCCACTGGTAAGAAGTGGGTTCTCGAATATATGAAACGTCATTCTGCTTTTACGAAGGCAGACATTGAGTATGTCAGGGCAGCAGAAGATTGGCGTATGCCCATGACAGCTTGTTCCATTGCTAAGTTAAGTCTCAATGGAACAAAGATGCCAGCAAGAACAATCGAGTTCCTTCATGAACGTATCAATCGTTCTATCGAAGCTGGTAAAAAGAAAGAGCCTGTTGCTGAAACCGCTCCTACAAAAACAACAATCCAATATAGAATGCGCGAACGTACATCAGCCATCATCGCTGATGTTGAGGACGAAATTGACAAGTTTATCAACGCGAAATATACTGGCAGTTTTTCTTTTTATGAATATTGTGTAAAGAAAGAAGTTATCGCTCAGTATGCCAACAAGGTCAAGGAATATTATTCTCGTCTGAAGCTTGAACTTGAACTTGTTTCGGCAAAGAAAGATAAGGATCTGGTTGAAGGATACAAAAATCTTTCAAAACAGCAGATCAATAATTATCTAAATTTTGTGACAACCATTTACAATGATGCTGATAGATTTGCTGGCAACAAGAAAAAGGCTCGTCTGCCAAGAAAGAAAAAGCAGAAAAGTACGACTGATCTGGTCAAGAGCCTTCGTTTCAAAAAAGAAGATAATGAACTGAAAATCACAAGCGTGAATCCTAGTACAATCATTGGTGCGAAATCTCTGTGGGTTTATAACACTAAATATAAACTGATTGGAGTTTACAACGCATCAAGTGATAGAGGTCTAGGAGTTAAGGGATCCTCAATTACACAATTTGATGCTGTTTCTTCGATGTCAAAAACAGCCAGAAAACCAGAAGAAATTATTCAGAAGGTTCTAAAGGCTGGTGTTGGTGAGTTGAAGAAGATGATGTCTTCACTTTCTACCAAGGAGAAGATGATGAACGGCAGAATTAACACAGAAACAATTCTATTGAGGGTGATTAAATGAGCGATAACGTAGTTATCTTTCCACGCGAAAGAAAAGATGCTCCTCCTCAAACGCTAGACGAGATGCATAAAACTATTGAGTCTCTGAGAAAAGAAAGAATTGAACTCGCCATTGATTCAGCTGTGCCTTTACTTTTTATGAATTTAATGCAAGAAGGATTTGATCTTACATTAAACGATGATGGAGTAAAAGACTCGGCGATGATTATAGAATCAGTAAGAGCAGCTCTGTTTAGATCGATGAACTTCAAACATGGTTTACACTCTATCTCGGACAAATTATTTGTTGTCAAAACTAATCCTGACGGGACAGCGACTGTTAATGTTGACGAAGAAAATATTCCTGACGAGTCTGAAGAGGAATAATTTAACTTGACATTTTTTCTAAATAATAGTATATTAAATTAGGATTAACCGAGAACGAAGACAATGATTATCGTTGATATGAATCAGGTAATGATTTCCAATTTTATGATGCAGATTGGCAATCACAAAAATCTACAAATCGAAGAGAATCTCGTGCGCCACATGGTTCTCAACAGCCTCCGCTCATATGTACAGAAGTTCGGCGAGAAGTACGGAGAGCTTATCATCGCTTGTGATGACATGAACTACTGGCGCAAGAAGATTTTCCCATATTACAAAGCCAACCGCAAGAAGTCCCGCGAAGCTTCTGAGATTGATTGGAATGCTCTGTTCCAGTCGCTCAACAAGATCCGCGACGAGATTCGTGACAACTTTCCTTACCGAGTACTCAAGGTGGAGAGTGCGGAAGCTGATGACATCATTGGCACCCTTTGTCACAATTTCGGTCAGCACATTGGTCCTGAACAGGCAACCAATCGCATTCTGATTTTGTCTGGCGATAAGGACTTCATTCAGCTTCACCAATATTCAAACGTCGAGCAGTATGATCCTGTTCGCAAGAAATATCTGAAGAAGAATGATCCTATTGCCTTTACTAAGGAATTGATCATGCGTGGTGACGCAGGAGACGGGATTCCCAACTTCCTATCTTCTGACGACAGCCTTGTTATGGGTAAGAGGCAGAAGCCTATCACTACCAAGAAGCTGAGCGAGTGGATCAATCAGGAGCCTGAGAGTTTCTGTAATAACGAGATGCTCAGGAACTACAAGCGCAATGAGCAGCTTATTGATCTTAGCTATATACCTGATGAGGTTAGAACAAAGATCATGTCCCAGTATGAAGAGCAGAGCGGCAAGGGTCGTGATAAGCTGTTCAACTACTTCATCAACAATCGTCTGAAACATCTTATGGAAGCAATTAGCGAGTTTTAAATGACCCCAGCAATTCATGAAGTTCTAAGAACTGTAGATACATTAAAAACAAAACAGGAAAAGGTTGATTTCCTACGAGCGCACTGGAGCGTTCCTCTTGGAACAATCATTAAATATGCGTTAGATTCTAATGTTAAGTGGCTTCTCCCCGAAGGAGATCCTCCCTATAAACCAGCATCAGATGTCAACACAAGTAATCGTTTACAACAAGAAATAAAAAGGTTATACTTGTTTGTCGAAGGCGGAAACGATAACCTGAGTAAATTAAAAAGAGAGTCGTTGTTTATTCAGGTTCTAGAATCCATCCATCCAGAAGACGCAAAGATTCTTTTGGCTGCGAAGGATAAAAAGATTCCTTACAAGGGAATCACCCGCAAACTAATTTTAGAGGCATATCCAGGACTATTGACAGATGAGCAAATTCAAGAAAAAGTTTCGTGATTATTACGACGATGAGTCGAATGATTATGATGATTATATTGAACAGAAGTCGCGCAAGAAGCTAAAGAAGTTTGAGCGTGCACTAAAGTCAAGAAACATCGACGAACTAATGCGTATCGAAGATGAAGAAGAGGATTACTATTGATGCCCCTGTACACAATCAGAAATAAATCTACAGGGGAAGTCAAGGAAGAGTTTCTCAGTATGAGCGAATATGATGAGAAACTCAAAGATCCAAACTTCGAAAGAGTGTGGGACGAGGCTCCTGCTCTCATATCGGGTTATAATATGAAGCCAGCGGAAGGTTTCCGCGACATCTTGAAGAATATTAAAAAAACACATAGAGGTTCAAACATCAACACATTTTAAGGAACGTAAATGAGTTCTGTAAGATTAACAAAAAGACAAAAACGACTCTTAGCAAAACAAAACTTGATTGATGAAGCGCCTACTTTTAAAAATCATTTCAGACTGAATAAGTTTGAACCTTTGACTCAAAATCAGTTAAGAACGTTTGTCGCCTACGAAGAAGAAAAGAATCTTCTGCTCCACGGTATGGCTGGCACTGGCAAAACATTTATATCTCTATATCTTGCCTTATCAGACATCATTGAAGGCGGAACAGCTTACAATAAAGTTGTGATTGTAAGAAGCGTTGTGCCAACAAGAGACATGGGATTCTTGCCTGGTAATCAGAAAGAAAAAGCAGCTGCGTATGAAGCTCCATATACAGCCATCTGCTCTGAACTATTTGGTCGCGATGATGCGTATAAGATCTTGAAAGACAAGAATGCTATTGAGTTCATCTCAACATCATTCATTCGCGGCATAACCTTACAGAACTGTGTTGTGATTGTTGATGAAGTTAACAATATGACGTTCCATGAAATTGATTCGGTCATAACTCGTATTGGTAAAAATTGCCGTATTATCTTCTGCGGCGATTTCCGTCAATCTGATTTAACTCGCGAACAAGAAAAGAACGGTCTAAAGAATTTTATGAGGATTGCGAAACAGATGGACTCTTTTTCTCATATTGAATTTACAGAAGATGACATTGTAAGAAGTGGATTTGTACGTGATTATATCATCACCCGAGAACGTCTCGGTATCTCAGCCTAGATTCAAACACGAACTATATGAGTTTGAAGAACTTCAAGCTGTAATGGATGAATCAAGAGGTGGCAGGGTTTATATTACTCCTACTGGGGAGCGATATAGCTCTGTCACCACATTGCTTGGTAAACTCGGTAAAGAATCTCTGATGGAATGGCGTAAGGCTGTTGGCGAAGAGAAAGCCAATAAGATATCTACGCAAGCTGCTCGGAGAGGAACCAATCTTCATCAGATTTGTGAAGATTATGTTAGCAACAAGCCAGATTATCTAAAAGACAAACTGCCTAATGTCGTTTCGATGTTCAAGAGCATACAGCCTCTTATTGATAAACATGTAACATCTGTCCATGGAATTGAGATTCCTCTCTATTCACATCGGTTGCAAACTGCTGGGCGCTGCGATCTTTTCTGTTCTTTTGATAACATTCCTACCATTCTTGATTTTAAAACTTCTAGCAAGCCTAAGAAGAAAGAATGGATCAAATCCTACTTCATGCAAGCTACCTGTTATTCCATGATGGTGTACGAACGTAAGGGTATCAAGGTGCCGCAGCTTGCCATCATGATCGCTGTGGAGAACGAGGATCCACAGCTGTTCATCGAAGAAACGGCGACCTATCTGAAA